AGCACGTGTCCAATAACCTAAACCTTTAAAGAAACCTGGCGACTTCTTATTTGTTTTTGCCCAAGTAAATGCCACTGTTTTATATTCAAATCCCCAACGTTGTATTAAATCCATAGCTTTAGATAAAAAAGGATCAGTTACCCATAGAAATAACACAGTACCTTCTGGATGTCTTAAATGATGTACAGGTAGATTAAATATATCAAACCATTCCATACAATTATAATGTTTTGTAGCATTACGACCTTCGCCTTTTTTAGACCTTGATTTAAAATACCAAGGTGGGTCAGCATAAATGACTTTATATTTGTCTTTTATTTTATATAAATTATCACTGTATATCATAACTACCTATAAAAAATTTAAAAGCAAATACAAACATCAACAATTGCCATATTGTAATATTAGTATAAAGTGCTAGATACTTACCTGTTCGAAAAGCAAATATTATACTTAAATAGAATAATAAAATATCTATCATCCAAAAAAACTTTCTAAACTAGCTTGTTGTTCAGCATTCCAACCTATTGAGTTCAATATAAAGTTCAATGGATCTAAAAATGTCTTTTCAAATTGTACTTCATAATCAATATACTTTTCTAGTTTAAATTCTTTTGGTAGTTTTGTATTGTAACTAATCACATCAAACTTAAATGGATTAGCTTCTAACAGTTTTATAAATTTAATTTTATCACCTTCTTGTATTAGAGGATATTTGTTTGTAAGTTTATGTTCTTTTATTTGATAATTGTATATTAAGGCACCTTTAACGTGAATTGGTGTGCCTTTAATAAAGATATTACTTGCGTGATAATACTTTTTCAGATTATTACAACTTCTTGGAAAAGATATTTGTTCAGCTTTCATACTAAAAAATTCTGTTTTAAAATCAGCAACAAACTTTTGTAAATCTTTTTCTTCTTTAGACATAATTAAATTAATTGCTTCTTTAATTCTTTTTCTACAAACTTCAGGTGTAGATGATCTAACGGCTTCAATACCCATTATCTTTAACTTAGGTTCTTTTAATCTAATGCCTTCCTCATCTAATACATTTAACATATATCTTTTCTTGGCAGTCCAAATGCCTTTTTCAGCAATTACTTCTCGTTTCATTACCATAGCATTTTTAAATGCGTTTGTATATTCAGCAAGTTCTTTAAAACATTCTTCAATAAATGGTTCTAACTTTTGTTCAGCAACTTTATCAATAAAGTTTAATATCTGATCTTTTGATTTGCCTTGACAAGTTTTTTCTACAAGTTTATCTAATGTTACGTAGATTGAATCTGTATCAGACGCCACGACATAATCTATTTTATTTTCTGTTTTTAATACATTGTTTAAGTATTCGTTGACTTTATTTTGTATAAACTGAATTACAAACTGACCTGCTGTTGTAATGGCACTGGCTTGTCTTACGTCATAATATCTAAAGTATTGATTACCGATAGCACCATAAGCACTGTTTAAGGCAATCTTTTTAGAATATTGAATATTATGACAACGTGATATTTCTTTAGCAAGTTTGGGATCTTTTGTTTGTTGATATTCTCTTTTGGCTGCCATCATTTTATTTTTATAAACAACTCTATCATTATACATTTTGCCTAATAGTTTAGGTAGAAAACCAGCACTATCAGTTTTAAACATAGCACCGTTTGGCGTAACAGTGGCACCCTCAGTTTTTAAATGACCTAATTTAGCTTGACCATATAATAAATTGTTTACAGATATACCATTTGATTTAACACCAATAATCTTTTCTGGTGAAATATTATACTGAATAATTAAATGTGGATATAGAGAGTTAATATCAAATGATACAATCCATTTATGTAAACCAATAATAGGATCTTTTACATAAGCACCATCATACTTTTCTTCTTTGACATTTTCCTCTTTTGGTGGTATAACAATATTATCTTTTCTCAACCAATTATAAATTAATGTATCCCAAAATCTAACTTGTGAAAAGACATCATCATAATTAATTTTGGCTTCGTATGCCATCGTTAAAATCAATTCAATTAGTTTTAGTTTATCTTCTAACTTATCAACAATCTCAACGTCTTGGATATTGTAATCAACAAATGATTGAAAGTCTTTAGTATACCATTCTCTAAATGTTTCATAAGGCATTTCATCTTTACCTTCATTCAGTTCTACTTTACCAATATAATCTAGTCTATAACTTTCTTGTCGTACAGGAATAAATTTACGATACAAGTCTAGGTAATCTAACATCACAATACCATATAAAGAAAATACTGTTTGTTGTCTACCTTTTACGTGTAGTTGTTCTTGTTCTACTAAGTTCCAAGGCGAAAATCTTTTTACAACTTTCTCATCTGTTAAACGAATAACACGATTGATTAAATACGGCAAGTCAAAAAATTTTGTATTCCAACCTGTAATTACATCTGGATAGTTCTTCATCCAAAACTTCATAAACTCCATAATTAAATGTTTTTCTGACTTACATCTAATATAAGTTACATCTGTTCTTTCAGTTGTAAAGTCACCTGTACCCCATGTAATAATCTGTTTGTTAGATTGATTTTTAACTGTGATACAAAGTAGTTCTTCAACAGGATTATCTACATCTGGAAAACCATTTTCTGCTGTACACTCAATATCAAGTGTAAATATTTTAATAGCATCTTTTGAAAATTGTACTTCTTCAGGAAACTCGTCCGAAATATATTGATAATGATAACGATCCATACCATAGATAGGAGCATTATCTGTATTATAATTTCTTTTGAAATCTCTGGCTTTAGAAATAGAATCAAACTGTATTGGTTTTAAATATTGACCGTGTAGATTTGTATAGTCTGTTTTTTCTTGTGTAATAGCGTAAAGGGTTGGACTATAATTTATTTTCTCTCGGTATTCTTCACCATCAAGTACACCACGTACTAAAAGTTTACCTCTATGTTCTATAACATTTTTATAAAAGTTCATTATCTAATAGTTTCACAATCATTCCATTATGTTGTTTTGATAAAGTAATTTGACAAGCCAATCTACTTATACCTTCAATATAGTTTTTTTCATATTCTAATAATTCAAGTTCAGGACTTTTTTCTTCTATAAATCCCATAGTACCTACCCACTCATCTGACAAATGTATATGACAAGTAGCACAAGCACAAGAACCTCCACAAGTAGCAGGTATTTCTTCAATTGAAGCATTAGTATAAAATTTAGCTGCCTCCATTAAAGTAGTACCTTCTGGCACTTGTACTTTTATTCTATCATTTTTTCTAACAAAGTAAACTGTTATCATTACAGTTTTGGAATTTTAGTTTCTGTAATTAGTTCTTTATTTGGTGTTAAAATTCTACTTGTATTTTGTTGATACGAAGCAAGTATTTCTTTTTTAGGTTCAACCATTGTAACTATATTGGCTGCCTTAATTAAAAATGTATCGTTTTCAGTATAAGGCATATACAAACTCATCATTAATTGTACTGGTTGACCTGGTGCTGATTGTCTTGGTATGATAACAAATGCTTTTGATAGTGTGATGTTATCTGGCGTTTCTGTAACTATCTTAGCGATTACATCTTCACCAGTAGTTAGTCTTAGTATTTTCACATCTGACATAATATCTCCTTAGTTGTTTATAATATATCACAAAAATTGTGATTAGTCAATGCTGTATTTAGTTGTGATGACATATTTTCTTTGTGGATTGACCATCACGTTCAATCTATTCATAAATTCTCTATCAAATAGTATTAAAGTTCTTTCATCTCTATCGTCAAGTGTAAATTCTACATCTTTATACAAACCACCAGCAAACTCAACGTCTAGTTTTACTACATAACGGTCTTCATCATAATCTCTTAATCCACCAACAGATATTTCTTCTTTACGAATAATATCACTTGTAATAGTTTTACCTAAAAGTGTCCAAGTAATTTTTTTACCATTTACTTTAAACTTATCAGCATGAATAACTGGCATACCAGAGTTACCTGTATCAAATTTAGCAACAATTTCACCAAATGGTTTTACTGTAACTACTTCTTTATATCCACATTCTGTCGGTATTGTATATCTATTTTCTTTTTTAGCAAGATAAGTAATCACGTCTTTAGCAATATTTTTACCTGTAGCATCTTCCATACCTTCGGTACCTGGAGATGAATTTACTTCTAACATAAATGGTGGTTCTTTTTCTCTATTTTTACTTGGTATAAAATCTACGGCAGTCCATAATCCACCAACAGCTTTGGCTGCTTTTAAACTTTCTTCTATTTCTAATTCTGTTAAATCTATTTTTACTGGTTTAGAACCTTGTGATACGTTTGATCTAAAGTCACCTTCGATTACTGGTCGTTTCATAGCACCTAAAAACTTACCACCTAAAATATGTACTCTTACATCATAGTCTGTTTTAATATATTCTTGTACTAATAAATCTGTATCTTCATCTTGTTTATGAATTAGTTGTACAATACTGTCTAAACCTTTTTCTGTATCTACAAATAATACACCAACACCTTTACTACCTCGTAATGTTTTCATTATACAAGGATATTTAATATCAGAATTATTTACAATCTCTACTGAGTTTTCTGGATCGTTAAGTAACACAGATTTAGGTTGTGTTAAACCGTAATCAGCTAATCTTAATGAAGTTCTATATTTGTCGGCACAAACATTAATAGTTGTTCTACCATTTACTACAGTAACCATAGCACGTTCTAAGATAGAAACAAAATCCATCCAACTATCTCTACGTGTTATTGAACCTCTTATAATAGCAACAGTATTTGTATCTATTTCAAAACCTTTTTTATCATCTTTATTATGAAATTTGCGTATACCGTTTTCGTAAGTTGTATAGCCACCGGTAAGTTTAAAAAGATAATGTGGAAATTTTAACTTATCACATTCTTCTCTTAATCTATCAGCAGTGTGAAAAGTTTTTGCTTCTTCTGGCTCGTCTGTAATAATAAGTAATCTTAACTTATCATCACCTTTAGCTTCGGTAATAAATTCTTTAAACTTCGGTACTTCCATCGCCATCTGATTTTTCTTCGGTTGATTCTGCTTTTTTGCCTATATTATATTTAGCAGATAAAATCCATTCCTTCTTTTCTTTAAAAGGTAAAACTTTAATCTGACTCAAAGGTGCTTTGTTTTCTGAAGCAGTTTTGTCAACTATGTCAATTAAATTCCAATCTTGTAATAAGATAGCGATTGTGTTTCTTCTTTGTATATCGTTCTCAACTAAAGTGGCTTTCTTACCATCTAAAGCAAATAATTCTTTAAAGTGTACTATGTAGTATTTACCTTGTTTATGTAATATATGACAAGATTGATATAATGTTTTATCTTTTCTACTAGCAACACCTATTCGTGTTAAAGTTTCTCTTACTTTTAAAAAATCGTCTGGTTGTTTGATTGTGACCTCTAACATACTATCAGGCGACCATTGTATTTCTTCACTCATCTTTTTGTTCTCCCACCTTTATTCAAGGCTTGTTTTATATGTTCAATTTGTTCTTCCGTAAGTATGTTAAGTGCGTCCTTGGCTTTTTCATTACTATAGTCATAATATTCTTTCACATACTCCATATCTTTAAGTTTGGCTTGTGATAACCATTTTCCGCCAAATCTCTTTTGTTTTCTGATACTATTTATAAAAAAGTCAAATTGT